CCTGTGGTGCCGGTGCCAGTAGTTGATCCAGTACTTCCACTAGTACCTGTACCAGTAGTTGATCCAGTACTTCCGCTAGTAGCTGTACCAGTTGTACCTGTACCGGTGGTTCCTGTACCAGTTGTACCTGTACCAGTAGTTGATCCAGTACTCCCACTAGTAGCTGTACCAGTTGTACCTGTACCAGTGGTGCCCGTACCTGTAGTACCTGTACCAGTAGTTGATCCACTACTTCCACTAGTACCTGTACCGGTGGTTCCTGTACCAGTTGTACCTGTACCAGTTGTGCCTGTACCAGTGGTTCCTGTACTAGTTGTAATCACACTAGATGATGCAGCAGAGCCTGTTTCTGCCCCAAGAGTGGAGTTATTTGAACCTTTACCTAGAGCAACTCTATCACGCAGATCAGGTAATCCAAATGTTGATGAGCCATCACCTGCGCCATAAGCAGTAGCAATTACTGCAAATAGTCTAGCATATGTGGTTCTACTAACATTTGATCCGTCACAGAGTAGCCAAGCTGCGTTTGGAGCAGCGGTGCCTCCAAAAGGTAGTATGCCTCCTGAAGGAAATATCTCAAAACCACCAGCAGTGGATCCGTCATGTACTCGTAGATTTTCTGTATTCTCATCTACACTCAGCTCTCCTGCTGCACCTGTAAACGAGTTATTTTCTGCAGTTGTACCCCTTCGTAGTTGTAATGCTGTAGCCATTTATTTCTCCTTATAACTCGCCTAAATCGAATTTGCCACCAACTACCAAATTTCCTCCTACAGATATATTGCCTGTAGAGGTTCCGTTACCTAATGTTACAGTAGCGTTCGCTAACAGTTGTAATTTATTAGTTGCGTCTATTCCTAGACCACCAACAAATGGTGAAACTTTTGTAGTCATAATAACCTTTCTATCATATTAAACTAATTCAGTCAATATTTTTTCTATAGCGCACCCAAATCAAGAGTTCCAACTATAGTTAATGTATTTGAGGCATTGGTACCAATAACCAAATTACCGTCAATATCTGCATCTGCTGCAACAGCTAAAGAAGTGCCTGCTAATTGACCAGCTGATCCATATGCTACCACTTTACCATTAACCACTGTACCTGCAGTGACCCCATCTAAAAATTCTATCTCAGTTGAAGTTACAGCACTAACTGCAACTTTACCAGACCCGTCTGATACTATAGCTCTTGAAGCTGTTAGATCTGCGTCATCAATAGTAGTAGCCGCCCCAGTTATAGTAGCTTGTTTAGAGTCTATCTGGGTTTGTATAGCAGAGCTAACGCCATCTAGATACCCAATCTCAGTAGCAGTGACTGCGGAGATTGCAACTTTACCAGACCCATCACTTACTAAAGCTCTACTAGCGGTTAGATTGCCTGTAGTAATTGTAGATACCGCTCCTGCAATGTTAGCAACTCTTCTAGCTTCTATAGCAGTAGCTTCTGTGACTCCAGCAGATAGCTGAGTCTGAATAGCACTTGATACACCATCTAGATAACCTACCTCAGTTGAAGTTACTGCAGATACAGCTACCTTGCCTGAACCATCGGATACTAAAGCTCTACTTGCTGTAAGATCAGCGTCATCAATAGTAGTAGCGGCCCCAGTTATAGTAGCTTGTTTAGAGTCTATCTGAGTTTGGATTGCGCTAGTTACACCATCAACGTAACCAAGTTCAGTAGCAGTCACTGCTGAAGCAGCAACCTTTCCAGACCCATCAGATACTACAGCTCTTGAAGCTGTTAAGTTTGTATCATCAATAGTAGTAGCCGCACCCGTAATGGTAGCTTGTTTAGAGTCTATTTGCGTTTGTATAGCAGAGCTAACGCCATCTAGATAACCTATCTCAGTTGACGTTACAGCAGAAATAGCAATCTTACCTGAACCGTCACTTACCATAGCTCTAGACGCAGTTAAATTGTCTTTATAAACAGTAGACACAGCTCCCGAACGGTTATCTGTAATTGCAGTATTTAAATCTGCACCATTATATTTAACTGAAGTAGCAGTAAATTGTCCTACAGATAGATTAGCAGCTCCAGTAGGGCTAACAGCAATGTTAGAATCAGGATCACGAGTTTCACTTAGAGTAAAAAACTTAGCTGACTCATCATAGAATATAGCAGCATTACCAGAAGTACCACGATTAAAGAATATACCAACATCTGCACTAGGAGCACCTGATACAGCATTGGCAAGCATGATAAATCTGTCTTGAATCACTTTATTTTCTGAATTAACAGTTGTGGTATCGCCATTTACAGTTAAGTTACCTGTGACAACTAAGTCATCACTCATATTTACTTGACCAGTAAATGTAGCCCCAGCTAAAGGAGCTTTTGTATTTAATTGGGTTTGTATAGCAGAGCTAACGCCATCTAGATAACCAATTTCTGTACTAGTTACGACGGATACTGCAACTTTACCAGAACCGTCACTAACAACTGCACGGCTAGCAGTTAAATTAGTATCATCAATAGTAGTTGCAGCTCCAGTTATAGTAGCTTGTTTAGAGTCTATCTGAGTTTGTATAGCAGAGGAAACGCCATCTAAATATCCAATCTCTGTAGCGGTTACATCAGAAATAGCGACTTTACCACTTCCGTCTGATACTACAGCTCTAGATGCTGTAAGGTTACCAGTGGTAATAGTCGAAACTGCACCTGCAATGTTGGCTACTCTTCTTGCCTCTACACCAGCAGCAGTATCTCCAGAAGTATTAGCAGTAGCTCTTGTAACAATATCATTAAGCTGAGTTTGGATTGCGCTAGTAACTCCATCAACATACCCTATCTCAGTAGCAGTAACAGCGGATGCTGAAACTTTACCACTACCATCTGATACTAATGCTTTACTAGCAGTTAAATTTCCAGTGGTAATAGTTGAAACGGCCCCAGCAATGTTGGCTACTCGTCTTGCCTCAATAGCTGTATGCAGATACAGCTACCTTGCCTGAACCATCAGATACAACGGCTCTAGAGGCTGTAAGGTCTGCAGTAGTAATTGAAGATACTGCACCTGCTATATTAGCTACACGCTTAGTCTCAACGGCTGCGGCATTAGCGGAAACTATGTTTATATTAGCATCTAATCGTGTAAAGGTCACGAAATCATTGGAAGCAGATGCAGTGGTAGCTATCTTAGTATCTAATTGAGTCTGCACACTAGAGGTAGCATCTAAAAATGCTAGCTCAGTTGACGTTACACTAGCAAGTGCAGCTACTTTACCAGACCCATCACTTACTAGTGCGCGTGATGCAGTTAGATTACCTGTAGTAATAGTTGAAACAGCACCTTGAATGTTTGCAACTCTTCTTGCCTCTACACCAGCAGCTCCGGACGCAGATGCAACATTATCTTGTACTAAATTAATGTTAGCGGTAAGTTGTGTGTAAGTTACAAAGTCATTAGAAGCAGAATCAGCAGTTGAAATTTTAGTGTCTAACTGGGTTTGTATGGCAGAGGAAACGCCATCTAAATATCCAATCTCGGTTGATGTGACATCGGAAATAGCAATCTTACCAGAACCATCAGAGACTACTGCACGTGAAGCAGTTAAGTCAGCGTCATCAATAGTAGTAGCTGCTCCAGTAATTGTAGCTTGTTTAGAATCAATTTGAGTCTGTATAGCTGAAGTTACACCATCAACGTAACCAAGTTCAGTAGCGGTTACAGCTGATACAGCAACCTTACCGCTTCCATCAGAAATGATAGCACGACCAGTATCTAAATTACCTGTAGTAATCGTGGAAATCGCACCTGCAATGTTAGCTACACGACGAGCTTCTACAGCTGTAGACTCAGTTACAGCAGCTGCTACATTGTCTTGTACTATGTCAAGATTAGCTGTTATGTTGGTATATGTTACAAAGTCATTAGCAAAGGCAACAGCAGTTCTTAATGAAGCAATTGTAATTTTCTTGGTAGCATCAGCATCTATATCTACAATGGGAAATACATCTACTGCAGCCGAATCAGCAGCAGACAGCTCAGTGAGATCTGTAATTTTTACGTTGGCCATGTGTATATATCCCTGTCGTGCAGATTGTTATCTACTAATTATCTTTACATTTTTACACACACTATAAATAATGTCAAAATTTTAAAGTTGATTACGCTGTAAAACGTCCCCAGATTGCGTTGCTAAATATAAACCATCTTGAGTTACAAGTAGTTCAACCAAATTTTGTATAGGTTGGTTTATCTCAAGACTAATTCCTGACTGAGTTAAAAGATATTCATTGTCCTGAGTAACTAACGTGCCTGTATCTCCACGTTGTACAGTTGCGGTGCGCAAACGCCTTATAGCAGAACTAGTTAGACTAAGCCGTAAACGGCTAATCATTAGATTCTCTCAGAAAGAAACAATGTACCATCTTGTGTTCTTCTTATAACAGATAAATATTTTGCGGTGCGTTCTCCAAATCTACTGCCAGTAGAAATATCATAAGTAGCAAATTCAGGTAGATAGTGAGAATTAGCAGTATATGCTGTAACAGATGAATCACCTACTTCGATAAAACAATTACATGTACAATGTACTGTGACCACTTGTGTATCTGCACCTAACTCTGCAGACCTTGCAGATGTATCGGTTACACTAATAGACTGTCCTGAATGAGGAGCGAGTTGTAATACGGGTATGGGATTGTCATAATCATCTCTAGGTTGTTGGCTCATAGTTACTCCATTAAATCTTTCATCAGCTTATCATAGTTATTTATCTGTACTGCTACCGCTGGCCCAGTGCTTTTAGGCTTCATCCCAATTTCAATATCTTGTAGATGTTTCATCCAGTCTAGTAAATCTTTTTTAGAATAGATGCCTGTTTCAACAGCTTCTTGGACCTTTTGATCTATCACTTGGTTAATTAGGTTGATACGCTTGATCCTGTTTAAATAACCTTGCGTAGCAAAAACTGAATCAATATAACTTTTTACTTCTTTTTTCTCTATCACAGCTGTTACACGATCTGATGAGATGCCATACTCGTCTGCAATTTCTTCTACAGCTTTACCAGCTAGATAATCATTCGCAAGAGCTAGAACAACAGGATCTAGCGGGGGAGCCTCTAAGCTTTTGTTTAGAGCGTCCACAGAAGTTTTTACCATTTTATTCATTTGTCTACCTTTGCCAACTACTAAATTACCTTTTTTAACCATAGATAAAGAGCATAGCAAGTAAATAAATATACAGTTGCTACACTAATATCTAATAAATGCTCTCTCATATGATAGATAAATTCAATACCAGCTTGAACATCGCCTATACTATGATCATCTTCAATCATAATGTTTTTGACGAAACCTGTTTCTTCATTAAAATCTACAGCAATTCGATCTTCATCACCACATTCAGTAATACAACCATTGTTTATTATTTGTTCCATCTTACAATACCGTATCTACATCATATGTTATTGTTACTTCAAGATCAGCTATTCCATATGGGCTCATTAGTCCTTCATCTGTTCTAAAGCTAGATACTTGTGCATCTTCAACTTGTAAGTCGCTAACTCCAGGTATACAGTGGGAAGCAGCAAAAGTATTGATCACCAAAGTTTCAAGGTCTATCCCAAGATCCTCAGCTAGTTCAATGTTCTCACCTGAATCGCCATCGAACACATATCCACGAAGTGATAATGCGAGCGTAGCGAGCTTGCGCCCAGCCCCGTAATGAAAACGAGTTTCAGGTTGTACCATCATAGTAACAAAAGGAAAATCATTTACCTCATT